GGCTTCGGTGTGTTATACTTAGGCATTAGTGGTGCAGACAAACAGACAGCACGTGAAGGTACTAAACAACGCTGGCATGCTCACGGTCAGAAGATGACTGGAGTATTCAAGAACGCAAAGGATACTGTAGAGTTTGCCAAGTTTCGTACTGAAGCTGTTGAAAAGGGTTATGAGTTGGCTACAATCTTAGATCATATACAGGTCCGTTTTGTGCCACTCAGTGAAAGTAATGCTAAGAAGATTGATGCTATGGAAACACACTTACTAATGACGCTCATTGCCAAAGGTCAGTGTAAACTAAACAGTGCTAAACGTATTCCCGCACTAACCAAAGAGGAATTCGATTTCATCGCTAACAACGAGTGGGAATCATAAATACTTTGTAGAAAAACCTTGTCCTTAATCCCTAAGGAACATTGTGTAAACGACACCAAGGAGGAACTATGTCAAACTCATCTACTGCCGCATTTGCGGAATCTCTAGTAACAAATACACACGGTCGCCAGTATTGGATTTATACCGATGATGTATTCTATCAACAACGCATTGCCAATGCAGGTCCATATCAAAAGAAAAATCTAATCCGGTTGCGTGATCTAAAGCCCAACGCTAGAACTATCGTTGATGTGGGTGCAAACATTGGTATGAACACAATTGAGTATGCTACCTGGGCTAAGGAAGTTCACAGCTTTGAACCTACTCCACAAACATATTCAATGCTGACTAGAACTATTGCTCTAGCACAAGCACAAGGTAGTTCAGCTAAAGGTTGGTATCCAACTCCTATGGGACTTGCTGATACAACTGTGTCAGGTAAGATCACAACTTATGATTGTGCTCTAAGCTCTGCTCCAGGTACAAGTAAGATCATTATTAAGAAAGACAATGCTGGTCATAACTATCTTGATAACTTACACTTGCCAACACGCACAGGACAAATCCGCACTCGTCCTACAGAACCCCCTACTGAAACAGTACAACTACGCACATTAGACAGCTACGGCTTCACTGATGTAGATATTATTAAGATTGATGTAGAAGGACACGAGTTTGATGTAGTACAAGGTGCTGAACAGACTATTCTTAAGTATTTGCCTGTAGTGCAATTAGAAATGGTTGAACATCAGCCTATACGTTTTAATTGGAACTGCCAAATGATCTACGATTGGTTCTATGCTAGAGATTATGTTCCTACACTAAGTAATGGCAAGCCAGCAGGGCGGTTATGGCACAAGTTTCCACGTGAGATGGAACGTTTCTTTGTACACAAGAGTCAACTGCAAGCATATCAAGATCCTCTTAATGCATTGTTTGAAGGATTTGCCGAAGATGATATTGAAGAAGTACAGGATCGTCCCTATTGGAATTATGAACCACCTGCTCGTGTAGCAAAGCCGGATGCTCGACCTACACGTGAAGCAGAAGTATTAGAAGAAGACGAAGAGTAAAAAATGAAAATCTTGATAACCGGCCATGAAGGATTTATTGGTCGGAATATGCTAGCTTGGATGGCAGCAGAAGAAGGTTGGCAAGTTGATGGGTGGGAATGGGATCCTCATAACTACCCAGATGTTAGTAGTTATAACTGGGTAGTACACCTAGGTGCGATTGCTGACATGACCTGCACAGATGTTGATGCCATAATGAAACAGAACTTTGAGTTCAGTCAATGGTTATTCAACGAATGTAACAAGCACGGGGTACATTTACAGTATGCTAGTTCTAGTTCAGTGTACGGTAACACCAAAGACTTCAGCGAGTTTGCACCTTGCTATCCACAAACTGCCTACGCATGGAGTAAGTATCTATTTGATCGTTGGGTATTTCAACAGCCTGTAAGTGTATATGTGCAAGGTTTTAGATATTTTAATGTATATGGTAAGTATATGCATCTGCGGGGTAAGCGGGCAAATGCTATAATCAAGTGGCGTACACAAGCTCGCAAGGAAGGTAAAATAACAGTATGGGAAAATGCAGAAAATGTTAAGCGTGATTGGACTTGGGTTGGCGATGTGTGTCGCCTACATATTGATTTTATTAAAACAGTTAATGGGTCAGGAATCTGGAACTGCGGATCAGGACTAGCACACAGCTTTTTAGATATAGCAGAAGAGATAGCAGAACAGGAAGGTGTACCCGTTGAATTTGTACCTGTGCCCGCTGAAGAACTAGCCCGTTTTAGGCACAAAACCTGTGCTAATTTAACACATTTAAAAGAAACTATAGGCAAGCGCAAGTGGTTAAATGTATTTGAGTTCCTAGCACAATAGAAACTATAAATACTTAACTATGAGAGCAAAAGAATTCTTATCCGAAATGTGGCCGTTTGACAGCAAGCCTAAAGCACCTCCAGTTGACTGGAATGTACGTGCTAAAGAGCTGTTTGCCAAAGGGTTTAATGAACAACAAGTTCGAGCACAACTGTTAAAAGAAGGGTGCCCACCTAAGCAAGTTGATGTATATGTACAAGGTGGTCAACTAGAAGAAGCACAGCAACCTAAAGTGCCGCAAAAGCCACGTCAAGGCCCATTGCGTACACAAACAGGCGGTGGTGCTCACAAAGATAAAACTAAAACTATTCCACGTAAGGAAAAGCATAAGAACGCAGAAATAGCCGAGCATGGCAAGGCTAGCTATTCTTTATGTACTGGTTCAACACCAGACTCAGAGCTAGGTGCTAGTAACCTAGCATCATGCAAGAGTCAAGGACTTCGTGCCCGCACTGGCAATAAAAGCCATTTAATGGGTAAAGGTCCCAAGAGTCGCATGACAATGGGTGGACATAAAGTTAAAGGTAAAAAATACGGCGGACCTATTCCGGATTGGAGTTAAGATGAGATTTAGCGAATTTAAAATAATCAATGAAGCATTTGATCGTCAAGTGCTAGACCTGCAAAAAGAATTAAAAACCAAAGGCGCTGACCTGGGCACATTTGGCCCTAACAGTGATGGTCTCGACGGAAGACTAGGATCTTACACAAGACGTGCCGCTGAAAAGTTTCCAGAGATTGCCGCAAAATATAAAGATGTGTTAGCTCGTCCTGATTCATTTGATGCACAAAAAGTTGATGTGTCAGCTATACAGGATCCAGACTTCAAAGCCAAGTTAGAAAAAATTGCACAGAAACTTGGAACAACATCGCATGCAATGTTAGCTGTTATGAAACAAGAGTCCGGTGTTAATCCTAAAGCACAAAATAAGCAAGGTGGTGCTAGCGGTTTAATTCAATTTATGCCAGCTACTGCTAGAATGCTAGGTACCACTACAGATGAACTACGCCAAATGGATGCAGTTCAACAGTTAGACTATGTTTATCGATATTATAAGTATTCAGGAGTAGGCGATGGCTCTGTTGGCGACTTATACATGGCAACCTTTATGCCTAAGTATGTAGGATATCCTGATCACTTTGTGCTAGGTGCAGAAGGTGCAGAAGGATTCAGTGGTAAGGTATACGCACAGAACAAAGGCCTAGATCGCAACCGTGATGGTAAAATAACAGTAGGCGACGTGAAAAGTTCAGTCCAGAGATTTGCCTAACTAAATATCTTCATGGATATTACTGGAAATTTATTAATAGCACCGCCTGCTGTTAAAGGCAACTTTTGGTACAAGACTGTGATCTTAGTTACCGAACATCACATCAATGGCAGTGTAGGCCTAGTGCTAAACAAGCGTAGCCAAATGAGCTTACCCGAGTTTGGTCAGCAACTAGGTATTAATCTAGACTTACCGGGCTTTGTATATCTAGGCGGCCCTATCAATGTTAAGAATCTAACATTCCTACATTCAAACGATTGGGCAAGCAAAAACACCATGCGCATCAGCGACGACTTATCTATAAGTTCGGCGGATGATATACTGCCTAGGCTAGCAAAGGGCGACAAACCCGCACACTGGCGCATATTCTTAGTAATGGCTGGTTGGGGTCCTAGTCAGCTAGAAGGTGAACTCAAGGGTACTCCACCCTGGAATCATACTATGAGTTGGTGCACAGCCAAAAGCGATTTAGATATCGTATTTGGATCTGATACTAACGATCAATGGTGTGCAGCCATTGACAGATCTGGTCAAGAATTCGCTCAAAACCTTTTTGCATAACTGTAATCTGTAGTACAATAAATATTCGTAGTTGGGTCTGAAACACAACTAAAGGGTATTAGAATGTCAGCAACACTCTTGCTCAATGCAGATGGCTTGCCCCTAAGCTATATGCCTCTGAGTACACTAATTTGGGAAGAGTCAATCAAATACATGGTTTTAGACAAAGCCGATGTATTAGCCTATCACGAAAACTGGATTGTACACTCAGCCACGTGGGAAACTCCTGTTCCTAGTGTTATGATGCTTCGTGAATATATGAAGCCTAAAACAACTGTGCGATTTAATCGTATAAACATCTATCTACGTGATAATCATAAATGTCAATACTGTGGTGATCACATTGAAGGTCGTGCCGCCACATTAGATCATGTTATACCCTATGCCAAGGGCGGCAAATCATCATGGGAAAACTGTGTAACTGCCTGTGCTCCTTGCAACTCAGCAAAAAGCGATATCACTAAAGGGTGGAAGCCCAAAGCCAAACCCTACAAGCCTGACTACTACGAATTGGTAAGTAAACGCAAGCAGATGGGCTTTGACCTGCGCTATAAAGAATGGGAACAATATCTATGTTAAGAAAATGGTTTTGGAAAATACTGGGCTTTTTAAGTCTAGGTATGGCCTATATTGGGCTAATCACGCCCGGCATACCCTACAGTTGTTTTATTGTGGCAGCTGCCTACTGCTTTGCCAAAGGATCGCCCAAGATGCATGCCTGGCTGTACAATCACAAGATCTTTGGCCCGTTCCTTACCAACTGGAATACCAAGCGTGTGTTTCCTACTAAGATGAAGTTCTTTATGCTGGCCATGATGAGCTCCAGCTTGATCATCATGAGCTTTACAGTTCCTTTACGTGGTGTTGTTTACACAGGCATATTCATGCTGTGTGTGGCCATATGGGCATGGCGCTGGCCAGGCAGTGTAGAAGAACACGATAAGCGCATAGCTGAAGGCCGTAAGATAGGCTGGTTTAATAATAGTTTTTAAATCTAATTGCTATTAGTTTCATAGCTAAATACTAGATAAACTAGTAGAGAGTCCAACTATGAAAATAGCAGAATTATTACGCAGTCTAGCAGACAAGTTAGAAACAATTGACAAGGGCGATGACCTCCCGGGCAATACGGGCCCAACCGCAGATCATTTTCAACACGATGTCGTCGATGGTGCAGAATCCGGCGATCGTGAAGTTGAATTAGCACCTGGTATGGTTCCTCCCTTACAACAAAAATTAGAAATCCTTAAGAAGCTTTCCGGCCATGCTGATCAGCCCGACGAGCTAGACGATATCAAAAAGCTAACAGGTATACAAACAGTTATCCACGCTGATGACACAGACCTTGATGGTCAATAAGGACTAGGCCATGGCTGCAAATACCGTTGGCAAGATCAGTTCAGGCAAAAGTGTAGCCAACATTGCCACATTCGTTGGTGAGAAAGGTAACTTATTTTACGACACTACTAATGGTAATCTACGCATAAGCGATGGATCAACTCCAGGCGGCTTGGCCCTAAATCTCAGCACCACCACATTCGCGGCAGGTGACTTCCTATTTGCCTCCAACAGCATGACTATGGCGCTGACCAATGAGAACATGAACTTGTTGGCCAATGGCACTGGTGTTGTTAATGTTGTCGGACCTTTGAACTTGTTTGGGTCAGCTGGACTCACCAGTCAAAGTTATTTTTCAGCTACTTCTCAAGGCGAGATCAAGATTGTGGACCTATTGCCCAGCAGTCTAAGAGCGGCTCTAACTGTTACTGGCAACAGTGATGGCACATTTGTTGAACCACAGAACCAGGGTGTGATGATACACACTACCGGAACTCCTGGACAGCCAAGTCGTATATACAACGACGGTAATGCCAGCTACTCAGGATTCTTTGGACGTAGATACAACGGTTCTAGCACTGGACCAACACAGGTCATAAACACACAAGAAATATTCCGCCTAGGTGCCACACCCTATACCAATACTGGTTGGCCCGCGGCATCGACAGCTCGCATACAGTTTATAGCTACTGAGAATCAAACCAGCTCAGCACAGGGCAATCAAATTGTGTTTGCCACTACACCAATTGGCACAGCAACAGTTACTCCCATTGCTACCATAGATTCAAATGGTATCTATCCTTCAGTGGACAACACCTACTACTTGGGCAGTGCTGGCAAGCGTTGGAAAGGACTTAACTTAGGTCCAGGTACACTTTACATCACTGACACAGTGTTGGGCACACAAACTGGCTTGACAGTTACCAATGGTGTGCTATTGGTCAACGGTGCTAACCAACTACAGGTTGGACAGTTAAAGTTCGTTGACAACACAATTGAAAGTACAACTGGCGCCATTGACATACAGATTGGTTTAACCAGTAGCTCAGGCAACTTGGTATTAAATCGAAACACAGTCTTGGCCGCTGGCAAAACATTTGGCTTGGTTGATACAGTATTAGGAACACCAGCTACCATGAGTGTGACCAACGGTGTGCTGTTGGTCAACGGTGCTAACCAGCTACAGGTTGGACAGTTGAAGTTTGTTGACAACACTATTGAAAGCACAACTGGTGCCATTGACATACAGATCGGCTTAACCAGTAGCTCAGCCAACTTGGTATTAAATCGCAACATAGTCATAGCCAATGGCAAGTCTTTTACATTTGGCGACAACACTGTACAATCCACAGCAGGTATACCATTGGGACAACGAGGCACAGCGTCAGGCGTTGCCACACTAGACGCTACTGGTAAAGTTCCCGCTAGCCAATTGAGTTTGACTGGCGCATTGGTGTACAAAGGTTCATGGAACGCCAGTTCTAACACACCCACTCTCAGTGCCAGCTTGCCCGCAGGTGTAGTAGCAGGTTGGGAATATGCCATCAGTACCACTGGTACAAGAGACATTGGTTCAGGCAGTGTAACCTACGCCCAAGGCGGCTTTGTTGTTTACAATGGCGCTACCTGGGATTATATTCCACCAGTGACGGGTGTGTCATCAATCAACGGCAGTTTGACTGGTGCAGTAACTGGCATTGTTACCACAGCAGATACTGGCACAGTGACCAACAACATGTTGGCTGGATCGATAAACAATGCCAAGTTAGCCAACAGTTCAGTTACAGTCACAGGCGGAACTGGCCTGGGTGTATCAGGCAGTCCAGTTAGTTTAGGCGGAACAGTTACATTGAGTAACACAGGTGTAACC